GTAGCTCGATCTCCTCCGTGCGCGTCGTCGCAGGTGCGGTGAAGTCGAACAGCTTGGAAATCGAATACCGAGCGACAACATCCCGCTCGATGACATCCATCTCCACGTCATTGATGATTAACCTCATCCCCTTTGCACCTCCTCGCGCCGTTTTAGATACTTAAAACCAAAATCAAAGAAGCGGTTGCCCCGCCCGTTGTTATACTTGTCGAACGACTCTCGCAGCATCTTTATCGGCGTGTCGAAGTCGCCTGTGGTAGAGTTATACAGCCAATGGCGCAGCGCATACTTCATGCGGCTCACCACGTCGATATGGTTCTTATTCCCCATCAGGACATCAATAGCCTCACCGGGGTAAACCTTCCCGACGCTCGCACTCACCAAGTCGAGGTCATCTTCAAACGTCACCTCTTCGCCCTGTATATTGATACTGTCCGTCCGCTTCACGTCGAAGTTCCAATTCTGATACCCTCCGAACCGATTAAACCACATGATGTTTCTGTTCCCCGTGCAGCAGGATGGGACTATCTTAAACCTGTCCGCCATCGCTACCGTGTTCACGTAGATGGTAAACGTCTGATCGCCCACATCCACCACGCCGCTCCAGGATGATGCGACTAAGGTAGAAGGTGTAATTTGAACCCTTATCCACCCCACGGAAGGGTTAGAGTTCGTTAATGTAATCCCGGTAGGAGGCGTTGGCAGCGTCGCCAACGCTCTGCCGTGGTATATGTAGTCGGTTACGGTTCCGGCGGTCTCCTCCGGGTATAAATATCGCTTGTCTGTTAGTGGTCTTGCCATTAGTCGCCTACGTTTGTAAAGTCATCAGATGTAGCCATCGTGGTTTGCACGGTGTCGTCAATTATCCTTGTCAGCACATTCTGTCCGCAGTCCATCAGATACGGGTATGCCTCATCGACCAAATACCTGCCCGTGTTCACGTAGTATTCATTCAGGGTGGTATGCTCGATGGCAGAGTTCAGCACATGCCAATACCCTGTATTCGATCCGTCGAACTTCAGGCGGAAGCGGTTGAATAACTCGTAGTTATTACCCGTCCCCGTGATCGCGGGGATTTCGGTGAATATAGACTGCAAGTAACCGCTCACATCAAAGTAGAGGTCATTGTCGGGTGAATTGCGCGGCGTGAACGTAGCCACCAATGTTAAAGGGAGTTCGGTGTCGTAAGTTTCGCCCGTATCATAACCCTTATACAGTTGGATCGTAGGTATGCGGACAAACCGCACGTTTGTCGGAACAGTAGCCGAGTAATCCACATCGGTAGTGAACGAAGTAGACGAATTGACAACCGTCACCGTCGCCCGAACCTCCGAAGTGCCGTAATCCAAAATGAGCATATCCCCCACCGCGGGAACCTGTGATGAGTTCTCGGAGTATGCGGATGTCACCGTTACCCTTAATTTCCCGCTCGCGTTAGTAACGCTCGAACCCGTCTCCGCCTCGTAGGCGTAGCGGAACCAGATAGGCCGATGCGCGGAGTTCCACCAGTAAGGCTGTGTCTCTAATATCATAATATCGAGTTATACGCGAACCGCTCCACTATTTCGGAAGCTATCGCTTTAATATGTTCGTTCCCTAATTCGTCTGCCAGTTCAATCGCTAAGGCGCTGTCAATGATACCATCAAACAGTCCCGTGCCGCGCCCCTGCGTTTCCCGGTATATCACCGTTCCCTCCCGCATCTGCTTCCGCGCCATCCAGTAGACTAACGTATTGTAACTCATATCCCCGAACGGTTGGATGCCTTTAGCCTCCACCCACTTCATTAACCCATTAAATACGCTGTCCCATCCCTCTGCCCTCGCCTGTTCGGGCGACTTGCCGAACTCCAGGGAGTAGATGTAATCATTCACGTAAACCACCACGCCCGTATCGGTGAACTCGTAGGTAAGTGACCTGTCCAGTTCGCCCGTCGCCTTGTGATCCCGCTCGATGAGCCTGTCCTTCAGGTCGCGGATCACCTCACGCGCCGTCTTTTCGAGCACAGCCGCCTGATATACGGTTAGAGGCATTCCGACCTCCCGCTTACTGTTAATCGTAACGCATACCCGCTCGAAATGTGGAAGCCGTGCTGAATGAAAAACCCATCGTCAGCCAACAGCACCAACTCATCCGAATGATTGTTAATCACATACGCCTTAATCTCTTTCCACAGGTCATACATATCGGTCATGATCTCCTCGCGGTTCCCGCTGCCGCCGTCCGCCTCCTCGCTTGGCGCAGAGTCCAGCTTGTCCTGCTTCAGAAATGATATAGTGAACTTCATCTCGAAGTTATCCGTGTCCTCGTTCACCGTCATGCCCCCTGAGTCCATAAACGCAAACGCAACCCCTGAAGAGTTGTTTATTATTGCTATTGCAGCGTCAGACGTCTTACCGTAGTGGAAGGTGCAGGCGGTCTTAGGATCGCCCGTAGACGGGTCTGTGGTTGCCTCACAGGCGGTCTTAAATATCTCTTTTACTCGTGCAGGTGTCATTGTTTCCGATTACGCATGATCTCTTGCAGGTTTTCCCTTACAAGTGCCCTCTCCGCGTCGTATAGGAACAATGTGTAAACCGTTTGAGCGTCCATCCGCAGCCAGTATTCGAGTGTCCCGCCTTTCGTTTCCATCAGCGATACTACCCGACCGAAGCCACCGAACACGTTTAACGTCTCTACCCCCGCCTCGATTTCCTCGGGCGTTGGTTTGAACTCCGCTAACCGTTCCCATTGCTCGGAGAAGGTGCGTAATTTTGCAAAAAAAAAGCGACCTTACCGTAGATTGTCCGTATGTTTTTAGTGTGGATAATTTCCAAAGAACGCTTCCACTTGAAGTAGAACGATGCCCGTTGCCATAGGTAGTGCGCCAACCCAAACGCGGTGTCTACCTTCTCGAAGTCCTGCGGCTCAAAGTATATCCTCATGCACTCGGCGGCCACAGTGAACGGGTGCAGCCCCTTGTCGTCGCATTCCTTTATCTTCTGCTCGATCATGGTGAGTTTGCCGTAAGGTAGCTTCCCGAAGTCCACCGCGTCGGCGAACTCTTTGGGAACGGTGTTGTAGGCTTCGAGAACTTCGAGGTCATACCAGAACCCCGCGAGGTCATTCAGCAGCGACAGGCTCCCCATGTCGCACTTGCCGAGCACATCCACCGGGACGCCCGTGCGGAACGATAGCGATTTGAGCGCGTCGTCGGGTTCCACGGGTTCGGGCATGTTCAGCCACTCGATGAACTTTTCGAGCGTTACGTCCGCCCATGAGGTGGGGACGTGGTAGTCTTTATCAATGGTTATCTTTTGCATCGTATGTCTCGTAGGTAATCATTTCGGGGTCGAACCCGTAAGCGATATAAAAAGACCACTCGTAGCCTGTTATCCATCCACGATGCCTAGTCTTAACCCAAGCCCCGCCGCGCCATTTGCGGTATATCTTAATTCTCCTTAGCATCATCCTTCAGTTCGAGTTCCGCGCCCGTGAGAGCGAAGTCAAATTTACCGCCGCAGCGCGGGGCGATGTCCACATTTTAGATAATTCTTTGCACACTTAGAGTCCCCTTCCGACGCTAACCACCCCGCTGCGTTTATCCGAAGTTACCCACTCGGCGGCATACCTCGCAGCGTCCCACCCGTGGTTGAAGTTGTCTATCGGTGTGTTCGTCGGCTTACCGTCCCGCTCCTGCCACTTGTAATTCATCGCCTCGCGTTTCAGGTCGGGCGAGTCGTGGGTGATGTTGATAGGGTATCTCTTCAGCCTGTCTATGCCGTTCACCACGCTGTCCTTGCCCTTCGCCGCAGGTCGGATGTTATACCCTGCCCTCTTTATCTCCTCGATAGCCTTCGGGTCGGCAGCGTCCGCGATGATGATGTCCTGACGGGTTAATACCTTCGCCGCTTCCAGTCCCCGCAGGCGGGAGATGATGTCGCTGTTCAAAAGCCCCACCTCGTAGATGTGCTGTTTCAGCCATAGTTGCCCTGTATTCAACGATAATTCCACAAGGGTAGTAGGGTCATTCACATACCCGAAGTCCATTCCAAACGCCCGACGTTTGAAATCTGACGGCATTGTGTCGCAGTATCTCGGTGAAAAGATCACCCCCGAAGTGGACCCGCTCAATCCTAAACGGTAAACCCGATAGGCTTCAGGGTCGGTGAACTTTAAAGCATCCAACTTTCTCTTTATCGCTTGCAGGTCGGGATCGTCGGCGGCGGGGTTGTGGTCTATCGTGGAGATGTAGAACTTCACCCCTTGCTTCCCCTGATACTGTTCGTGGAACCAGAACTTAGCCGACGGGTTGTAGTCGATGATCGTCAGCCGCCGCGTCCGCAGGAACAGGTCGGTGAACGTCTGCTTATTCCACAGGTTCACCTCGTTGCAGAATAGAAAGTCCCGCTTGCCACCGCGCCCCATATCATCCACCGCGCTGAAGAACTCGACCACCGCGCCGTTATACTCGTAGGTTCGGTCGGTCAAATTGACCTTCCACAGACCCTCCCATCCCGCTTCCTTTTGTATCGCCTGCCAGTCGCGGAGGACGCCTTTCTTTAGGTGCGGGATCGTAGGAGCCACGATGGAGAAAACCCCCTGAACGCCATACTTCACGATAAGTAACGCTATCCCCTGAAGGATGCCGTAGGTCTTTCCCGACGAGCTGCCCCCCTGGTGCGCTACCATCTGCGTGCCGTCGCTCGCGTGGGTGATGACGCTTTTAGTGATCGCTGATGCCCTCATCCGTCTTTAGGTCGTCGATGTCGCCACGGAAGTCCACGACGGTCTTAACCGACCCGCTTAGGTTCACGTCCTGACGCTCGTTGTAGCCCCTGCGCCTGCCCTTAGTCTTTAGGAAAAATATAGTGGCGGTAGTGTCGCCCTCTTTTATGCGCTTATGCAGTTCGCTCTCGGCGAAGTCAAGAGCCACGTCCTCGATAGCGGTAACCTCTTGGGCGTATTCTGGATCTTCTTTCAGCCATCGGTAGTGTGTATCTCGGCTTAACCCCACGTCCTCGCAGGCTTTAGTCACTATCCCGTAGGACTTCACCAGAGCCTGCACCATCGCCTTTTTCTTATGTCCGATACTGTCAGCCATATTTCACTTTGAAACTCAAAGTTACAAAACTTTTACCACTTAGGCAACTGCATGCTTGTATTGATCTTGTGACTTTATTGCTCGATGATAGGCTTCGACGCCCTTAGAAACGTCCCCATTTTCAGAAGCCAAGCAGTTTACGCCATTGAAATAGAACTCCACAAAGACGCCTAATAACTTGGAAATTCTAATCGCTTCAGAGAATGCGCCCTCTATGTTGTCGCCAGCGCAAAACTCGACTTTGATTGATGCTTTAGCCATATTATGTTGTTTTAAGTGTAATTCAATAATCAGTTCACATTCCCGCCCAGTTCACATCCCGTGAACAGCGAGTAGCGCAAAGCCGAGAGTTAGCGGTCATGCCTACCAGAC